GCGCCATCGTCAATGGGCGTGGGGCTCTGGAGTTGCGCCGTGTCGGGCATCGCCCGCTCATCGAGTGCGCGAAACCGCTCCCACCGATCGACGGGGATGTACGGCACAACCATCAGGCAGCCCTCCGTCAGTACATGCGCACGGGCTCCAGTCGCTGGGCTTGCTCGAGACACTGTGCGGCGAGTTGGCTCTCGCGTGCGCTGACCGCCCCGCTAATGGCGCTGTCAACGCGATTCGCGGCCTTCCGCGCTTTGGCACGCCAACATTCCGCGGCGGCCGCCTTCACATCGTAGGTGCCACTGGTGGGGACCGCTGCCGTCCAGGTGATCGTCCCGTCCGCGACAAACGCGGCGGGATTGCTGATCGTCGCGGGCACCACCCAGACCGGCTCCGTATCACCCGAGACACCGGGCAGCACACCCGCCGTGTATCCCGAGTCCCAATCGCTCCAGCCGGAATGGCTGATGGGCGCGTAGGCCCAGCCATTCGGCATCGTGGGCGTGACGAGGATGCCCGCGGGATACGTCGTCGCCGGCTCCCACGTGCGAAAGCCCATCGTCCGCAGGATCGCCGCGTCGATCTCCGCATCGGTGAGGACCGGATCGATGGTCGGCTCGACCAGGGCGGCGACGGCGTCGTGGATGTCGGTGGGCACGCTCATGCGGCTGTCCTATTTCTTCGTGGTCTTTGGGCCCGCGGATCCGGGGGCGTCAGCGGGCGCATCGGCCGGAGCGTCATCGCTTTTCCGCTTTGCCGCGCCGTCATCGGTCAGGCCGTACTTGGCAGCCTCCTCGTCCGTGATTGTGCCGCCAGCGGCAACGACGAGGTACGCGGCGTCGGGGCTATCCTCAGGGACGACTTCTCCGTCGCTATTCGCATACACCGCGGTTTCAGACGTGTACATCGGTGTCTCCTGGGTAGTCTGGCGGATCGTCACCGACCCGCCAGTTCGCGATTGCTCATGTTTCCCGAGTGGGTCGCGGACGCTAGACGCGGGCCCGTGCCAAAGGCGGGGACTCACGTCTGCGATCCTACGCTTACCCACGTGGACGTCGTCGTGCCGTTTGTGGCTGTGCAAATATAGAGCTTCCCCCCGGTCGTGTCGGTATACCGGTCACCAACGGCACACGTACCCGCGAGCGCATTGGCGGCCGGCGCACCCGCCGCGGTGAAGTCCGCAACGCCGGCGCCGGTCGTCTTCGCGCTCATGCGCTGGCGCGATCCGGGCTGCGTGTTCGGCGCATTGGCAGGCATATAGGACATGCAACGCTCCTTTCAGGAGATGAGCTGCTTAGTATCGCACAACTAACTAGGGAAGACCTGTCACCGTACAGAACGCGAGCGGCCTATATACTGCCAGAGCAAGTCTCTCTTCTGCCCTGATTGTTATCAGATTTTTCACGAAATCGTCCACGTTCGAGTTCGTCGTCTCGACGGTGATGCCCTGGCGACGGAAGACCTGCGCGCCCAGTTTGAAGGCGCCAACGAAGGCCGTGTGCTGGGTCTGCGCGACGGTGGCGACCACCGGCAAGCCCCAGAGACGATTCGGACCGGCGTCGGCGGGATGACCCCAGATGTAGATCCCGTCCGCGGTCTTGAGCAACTTGACGTTCTGCCAGTCGAGCGGATTGAAGACAACCCCATCGGCCTGGAAGAACCCGACGGCCGCGATCTTGGTGATCGCCTTGAAGACGGCGTCGGGAATCGGATCGGTGCCGAGGGCTTGCGTTTGAATGCCCGAGGTCGTCTCGATGCCCTGGATGTTCGGCGGGGTGCCGTTCCCGAGGAGGATCTGCGCCTCCTCCTGCTGCCCGACCATGAAGCGGATGCGGTTATCGACGTAGTCGCGGATGACGGGGAAGTCCGCGAACATCTCGTCGGTAACCTTCGCGGTCACGGCGATCTTGCGCACGGGCGCGTCCACCTCGGAGGTGTCGAAGGCTGCTTCCGGCTTCGTATTCCCCTCAGCGACGGTGGTGGCCGCATTGGTGTAGGTGTCTTCACGGACATAGCGAATCGTGTTCATCGTGGTCTCACCCTGCGCGATCAGATCGGCAATGGTGAGCGCCTGCTGCCCGAGCATGATCATGCCGGGCTGCCGGTCATACTCAGTCAGCGTGGAGACGGCCGTCGTGAACGTCGTCTTGCCCGCGAAGCCGAGTTGCTCCGGCGCCTCGAAAAACGCGACTTGCTGGCCGCCGCGGTGCTTCCACGTCTTGTATGCCTCGCTGTTCACGAACCGCTCACCGAGCGACTTTGTGGCTGGCGTGTTCCCCGGTTCCGCGCCTTCGCCGCCGGCGCCGAATGGCACGGGACGGACGATGCGCCCGAGATCGTCGACGGCCTTCTGATTGTCGCGGTCGATGGCGGCCAGGTGCTCGGCTTCCTTGAAGGCGTCATGCAGCGGGGCGAGTTCCGCCTCACGCCGGCGGACTTCCGCGGTCTCTTCGGCGGTCATGTCGTACTCGACGGAGCCATTGATGACTTTGCGGTGATCGTCAAAGAACTTCTTCATCTCGCCGCGCTTCTGCTCCAGTTCGCGGCCCAGTTCAAGCAAGGTCGGCATCGCGGTTCCCTTTCGTCATGAGGCGGAGATGGCAACGCCGAGGGCTTCTGCCTCGCGTGCGAGCATGCGCAGGTAGATTTGCTCGACCGCGGCGTGCTTCTTCGCCGGTGGTTCGGTGTCGTTGAGGAGCGCCTGCATCGTGGCGATGTGCGTCCCCATCGCGGCGTGTGCCGTTTGCATCTGGGTGTGCATCTCCTGGAGCTTCTTCCGATTCACTGCGGAGAACACACGCCCGGACTTGATGCGGAGTTCGTTGATCGCGAACCCGCGTTGGATCACACCGTCCACCGCAGCAAGCGCGGATGCGAGGTGCTTCTCAAACGGCATCGCAGCAGGCGCGACGCCGTGGTTGAGACCCTTCGGCATGGTCATGGTCAGATCGCCGCCGTCGCCCTCGCCGGCGTCGTCAACGTCCGTGGCAGTGACGTAGGTAGTCACGCGCACGACGCTCTCTTCCGGCCCCCAGACGATGTCATTGCCCGCGGTCACCTGATAGGTGCGACGGAAAAGATCCTCCTCGTCGGCATAGACCACGGCATCATCGTAGACATCACGAATCCACAGGCCACGATTCCAGCTGGCGGGATCATCGTCATCGTCGGGAAAGTCCTCGTTGAGTTCGTCCTGGAGGAGCGTGCGGAGATCGTCATAGGACATGCCGGATGGGAGGGCTTTCACATGTCTGCGCGGTTCAAGACCGAGCAGCGCGGGTAAGGATTTCATCGCCACGGCGCCGTTGCGGGGCTCCGCCGGGCACGGTGTGAGCGATCCCTCGGCAATCGGCCAGTGGGTGATCTCGCGGACCGTCGCGCCGTCCTTCGTCTCCACCGCCTTGCGGGTGACGAGATGCGCCGGCGCACCCGACGACCAGCCGAGCTTTCCTTTCGCGGCCAGGTCAAGGATCGCTTTCTCGTATTCGTCACGCAGGTTCAGCTGTGCCTCAACCCAGATGCCGATCGCGTCCGTCTTGGCAGTGAAGCGGCCGATCTTCTTGACGCCCATCCGGTCGTCCAGGCCGTGCGCGTAATAGACCGAGCGCGAGTCGCCGTCCGCGAGATCGTAGTCGGTGTCTTTCGTGAAGAACTCGCCCGTCAGGTCTGGGCTGGCGGCATCGGAGTAGGTGACGAGATACCCACCGACGCGGTCATCGCCCAGGGCTTTCACGGCGCCACCGAACATCACGAGCGTGTCATTCATGCCGGAGTCCTTCTTGACGGGCTTCCACGCGTCGGGGAGCGCCCAGCCATTCGCCTTTGCTTTGCGGATCATGCACGCCCGGATCTTCCCGGTATCCCCGCCGGCCCGACCCAGCGCGTGGACCGCGTTATCGAAGTCGGCTTTATCCGCTATCGGGAAAGAACGGTTTTCGCCGCAGAAGATGGACGGCGGCGCGGCCTCGCGTTCCTTCGGCGTCGCGCTGCCCCACTTGCTCATCATTTGCCTCCGTGCCAGAGAAGGAGCGCGAGCACCACGAGGAACCAGGCCAGCGATTGCACGCGCCAACGCCCGTACTCAACGCCCGTGAAGCCGAGGAGGAAATCCAAGCCGAAGATGATGGCGGCGATCAGCAGGAGGACCAGTACGACGGTGAGTGTCATGGCTGACTCCTTGACGCCTTGGAAAGGGGTTTGCATGTGAACGCACTACACGTTACTCGGCAAACCCCTTTCCAAGCGCCGGTACGGGCGTCGTACTGGACCCATTCGTCGTGGGCGCCGGTGGCGCCGCAGGCGCACCTGGTTCCGTGTTCACTGGCACCGTGCTTGCCCGCACCGGCTGGGCAATCGAGCCGTCACTGAAGCTCGCTCCCCGCGCCAGCAGATAGATGCCCTCATCTTCGGGACGCGATTCCAGGTCAACCATCCGGAGCGCCGCTGCACGGTCGATGATGCCGCCGAAGAAGAGCTTGGTCGCCCGGTCGGCGACGGCCGTGGCATCCTCCTGGAGGGCTCGCACATTGCTGGTGTCGAACGCAACGTACTGATCCTGCGGACCGTTGAAGTCATCACGGAGCAACGCACGGGTCAAGGTGTCCGCGAACGATGCATACGTCGGCATAATGTTTCCGTCGTAGGTTGCTTCGCGGGCGGCCTGGTAGTTCGCGTACGTTGCGTGCTCGAGTCCCACGGACAGCCCGGCGACGATCGCCGCGACGCCCATCAGCCCGGAGATCCGCGCCTCACTGAAGTGGTGGATGTTCGTCAGATCGAGGTCCTTCGGGTTCCACGACGGCATCGCCACCTGCAGGCCGCCCGTCGCTACCATCGTCGAGCCCCGGCCATCACCCGTGAAGCGCGAGTTGAAGTAGGTCATGAGCGCCTGGGCTTCGTCGTTGCTGATCACCTTGTCGCCCGACGGCGAGATGATCGCGCCGGGTGATCCCATGTTGTGCAGCAAGGCCGCGCAGTAGGCTTCCGCCTCCTGATCGTTGAAGATGAGTCGGAGCGCGGAGCGCAGTGGCGACAGACCCATCCGGGGATTGCGTGGGTCTTGTGACCAGCGAAAGTGGATGACGTCGGCGGTTGGCAGCGGATACCATTTGCCCGTGCGCCAGAGTTGATAGCCGGTGAGGAAGTCCTGGCCGGCGCTGTCCCACGTCGGGCGGATCGAGAGCTGTGGTTCCCACCACAGTTCCGCCGGGATGCCGGCGCCGTTGCGGAACTTCAGCAGGTAGGCGTTCCCGTGGACGTTGTAGTCCGCGAGCAGCGCCTGCGAGACCGTCTCCCACGACATGTACGGGTTCGGCTCGTCGATCAGTGCCGTCACCGGGTGGTCATCGAGCACCTCATCGCCAGCATCGGTGCGCACGATCACCCGCGGCGGCGCTTCGGGGAACACGCGCTGGACGTACTGGACGCAGGCCATGATTGCCGACGACATCTCCAGGTCGCCGACGGACTGCTGATAGTTGACCCGTGAACCGGGGAACGTGACAGGCAGCGAACCGCCCGTCATCTGCCCGCCGGTGGTGAACGACCCGTACCATCCCGTGTTCGCGAAGGGCACCGCCGGCGCAAGAGGCGCAGCCTTTGCTTCCGGCTCCGGAAAGTCGCCGAAAAGGAAGCGCTGGAGAATGCCCTTACGCTTTTCTGGCATCCTCAGCATCCTTTACGGCGGGAGGGCGAAGGTAATCTCATGCATGTCGCTGCCACTGAGTTCCGTCAGCGCCCACACCGCCGCGTCCAGGCGGTCGGGGCTCGTGCCGCTCTCCGGGGTCCAGGTCACAAGCTGGTCCTCGAGTGCCGCGAAGACGTTCGCACGCAAATCATCGCGGGTATCGATGTGCCAGACGCGCCGTTGCTCATAGAGTGCCGCGATCGGGGCGGCACGGATCGCCTTCCCGCGCGAGGCGTGGACCTTCGTATAGGCGATGTCACGCCGGCGTGTCCGCAGCGTGTCCTCGACCATGTCACCGCCGTTGTTGACCTCGGCAACGATCCGGTCGGCCGCAAACTCATCGAATGCAGCGATCGCCCGTCGTGCCCAGCCATCCGGAGACGCCTTGCACGACCGGTCCGCGATCACGTCATACGTGCCATCGGGCCGCTTCCCCGCCACGATGATGCCCGTCTCGGCCGAACCCTCATTCGCGCTCGTGGCGGGGTCGATGGCGACGACGACGCGGGTGTAGTCGTCACTTCTGCGCCGGCGCTGGAACGAGTCATACGTCCAAAGAGCGCCAACGACGTCCGTCAACAAGCGCCCGGCCAGCTCCTGTTCGCCGAGGCGCGTGCCCTCATAGCGGCGAATGATCGTGGCGAAGAAGGCGGCCGCGAGGTTGTCGCGGTTGTCATAACTCGTGCCGTGGGTGACCCGGACGGTCGGATCGGCCACCAGTGCGCGAATGAGCGCGGTGGGCTTCGGCGTTGTCGTGCCGCACCAGCGCGGGTCAGGACCGAGACGGAGGCCGAGCATCGCCTGCGTCCACGCTTCCGGATACCGCCAGGCGCCGAGTTCATCGCCCCAGAGTCGTTCGTGCTGCTTCCCGCGGAGCCGGTCGGGTTCGTCGGCGGTAAAGATGAGCGTTCTGGCCCCATTGGGCCATTCCAGTGACCGGGCCGATTTCCGGTAGAGCGGGCGCTCGCTGGACGGGCAGATCGCCAGAATGCCACTCTCGCCCTCGATCATGATGTCCCGCGCGTCGTCGGCGGTGGCGCCGATGATGTTGACGAGCCGGAAGTGCTGTGCGCTCTGCCGTGTCCACTCCGCGCCGGCGCGGGTCTTCCCGAAACCCCGGCCCGCCATGATCAGCCAGCCCTGCCAGTCGCCGGGCGGCGCCAGTTGTTCGGTACGGGCGTAGGCGGCCCAGTCGTACAGGAGGTCTTCAGCCTCCGCTTCCGTCAGCGCGGTCGCGATCATCGCCTCGCGCCTGGCGTCGGGCGGCAATCTCGTCAATGCGCGCAGCCAGTCGCGTCCGGGCGTCATCACTGTGGACATGCTCGCTACGCTCCGTCGCTTGACCGGTCAAC